GGACATTACCAAGTATCTATTTAATAAATTTATTAGCGCTCTTAAAAAGTGAAGCTTTATAATGTGTACGGTAAAGCGGTAAGCAAAAATGTCTCTCAATATTTGATAGACTGGGATGCTTCCTCTCGCTCCAAAGTACAATTTAACACAAAGCAATTCTTAAAAACATATTGGAAGAACCATATAGTTTATGAAGAGTTTCCGGTGTTTGGATCTCGACTAAAAGTCGATATCGTTAACGCTACGCTTAGAATAGCTGTCGAGGTTCATGGAAAGCAACACTCTGCTTACAATAAGTTTTTTCATGGTGATTCGCGTTTAAATTATCTGAAATCTATAAAAAGAGATGTCGCTAAAGAAAAGTGGCTTTCTTTGAATAAATTTCATCTAATAGAAATATACGAAAACGAAGTAAAAGACTTGTCTGAGCAATTCTTCAAAGATAAATTTAACATAAATCTTTAATGCCTATATATTCGCTACAAGTAGAAAAATATGTATTGTCTGGTCTAATTAGATTCCCAGCTTCTTTTGCTGATATTGAGTCTTTTATTAGCGATAGCGACTTCATCAACGAAGTCCATTATACTATTTTCTGTGTATTTAAGGAGACCTTCAACAAAGGCGAGCAGATAGATAAGGTTCTTATATCTCAAAAATGCCAGAACCTTGGCATCACATTCAAAGATCAATCGATTGATATCTTTAATTATGTCAATAGTATTTGTTTAATACCGACATCTCAAGCTGGTTTAATTGAAGGAGCTAGAGAGCTTCTAAAGCTTAGAATCAGAAGAGAAATAGAGCAAACTGGAGATGACATCAAAAAATTCGCTCACTCTTGCGCTGAAAAACCAATTGAAGAAATCATCAATGAATCAGACAAGATTTATAATAGTAAAATTTGTGTTTATGCAGCAGAAAATAATAAGCCAGAAGATATCACTTCTAATGTCATAGAGATAATTGAAGAGCGAGGAAATAATCCAATTCAAGACACTGGCTTAATTAGCCCTTATCAAAACTTCAATCGCCTTTACGGCGGGATTCGCCCCGGAAACATCTACGCTTGGGTGAGCCGTCCCAAGCACGGAAAATCAACGATCTTGAACGATTTAGCCATCAAGATTACTACACTGAATAAAGGATGCCGAGCTTTGGTTCTCGACACCGAAATGTCTACCATAGACATGAAATTCAGAATAGCTTCTTCTTTGACAGGCATTCCAGTTTGGCATCTAGAAACAGGAAATTGGAAAAAGAATGCAACCCTATTCCAAAAATTTGAAGAAAGTAAAAGCAAAATCAGATCTTTGAGTAATCAAGTAGATCACCTTCAAGTTGCCGGAAAACCAATCGAAGAAGTCGTATCTATTGTAAAGCGTTGGTATTTTTCAAAAGTCGGAAGAGGAAATCAATGCGTTATTGTTTACGATTACATCAAACTCACAGGCGAATCTGATAAGAATAAGCAAGAATATCAATTGATTGGTGAAAAGGTTAATGCTCTTAAAGAACTTTGTTCAGAATTAAATATTCCGATTCTTACCGCTTGTCAGCTTAACAGAAGCGCCGAAAGCGGAGTTGACGATAGCAGCGCCATTTCTCAATCTGATCGTCTTCAATGGTTCGCTTCGTTTGTTGCTATCTTCAGACGCAAGAGCGTCGAAGAGATCGCTGATGACGGTCCAGAATTTGGCTCTCACAAACTGATACCTCTTGCCACACGTTTCCAAGGAAAAGACTCGGCTGGTCACCATGATTTAGTAAGAATCAAAGAGGGCAAAAAAATAAAGTACGCCCCAAATTACATAAGCTTCAATATTAATAACTTTAACGTTGAAGAGACTGGAACTTTAGAGGATATTCTTTCTGCTAAATCTTTGAGGCCCGAACTTGACGACTCTGGTGATGGTGAAGTTTTATGAATGACTGCGAATCAGTAAGGCAAATACTAACAGATATAGGCTACACTCTGACCGATCACGGCAGAGAATTTAGGGCCAGACCTCTATATAGAGATTCTGGAAATGACAACGTGCTTAGAATTTGGAAAAACTCTGGGCAATGGGTCGATTTTAAAGAAAATATTAGCGGCTCTATAGAAGATTTAGTCAAGCTAACTCTTAAATTAAAGTCTATAGATGAGGCTAAAAAATGGATTTCAGAAAAAGGAATCAACACTTCTAGCCAAGAAGAGCATCAGCAAAAAGTAACCACAAGCCAAACTACAATATTTGATAAGTCTTTATTAATTAAACTTCTTAGAGATGATTCTTATTGGGAAGGCAGAGGGATATCTAGCCAGACACTTCATCCTTTCCAGGGAGGAGTTGCGACTACCGGAAAAATGTTTAATAGATATGTTTTTCCAATATTTAATTGCAAAGATGAGATAGTAGGATTTGCTGGCAGAGATGTATCCAAAACTAGTCTTGAAGGTCGTCCTAAGTGGAAACTCATTGGAGATAAGAAAGAATGGGCTTTCCCACTTAAAGTTAACGCTAAAGATATCAAAAGTTCTAAAATCATTATCCTTGTCGAGAGCATTGGAGATATGCTTGCTTTAAGAGAGAATGGCATTAATAATTCTATCGTATCTTTTGGCCTTAATCTTTCTCCAAAAATCATATATTCTCTTATTGGATACAATCCTAAGAAGATTATAATTGCTTTTAATGACGATAGCTTCAATAATGCAGCAGGAAATATGGCCGCTGAGTCTGCAAAACAAAGACTCTTAAATTATTTTGATCCTAGCCAAATAGAAATAAAATTGCCATTAGGAGCAAAAGATTTTGGCGAAATGCATTTAAAAGATAGATCTCTGATCAGTAATTGGTATAATTCAATACAATGAGCGCCACAGAAAAAGTAAAGCTAAGTGCTAGTAAAATCAAAACTGCGGAAGGATGTAGTTGGCTTTACTATACTAAATATATTCTAAAACTTCCAGACATCTCAAATTCTGGCGCTTCTAGAGGTACAATTTGCCATTTAATTTTTGAGCTTCTACTTACCGACAGGCACAAAAAGTATTTTGATGATTTATGCTCTGGTAAAGCTGGTATAATTAAAAATCCAGCCATACATAGACTTATTCTAAAAAACGCTAAAAAACTCAAGGTTGATGACGAGGAAAATTTGGAGATGATATACTCCATGATCCAGACTGGCCTTCAAAGTGATTTTTTCTGTAATGGATCTCTTCTTGTCGAAGCCGAATCAGAATTTAAACTAGAAGAGCAAGATTATATCATTAATGGATTCATTGATAAACTTGCAAAATTTAGCGACACTGAATATAAAATTTACGATTATAAATCTAGCAAAGGAAAATTCTCTAAAGAAGAAATTGATTTTAATTTGCAGAATTTAATGTATTCTTTAGCTGTATTTAAAACCAAAGGACATATTCCAGACGTTTCTTTTATTTTTCTTAAGTTCAAGAAGCAACCAATCCAAGAAGCTCCAAAACCAACCGCAGAACAACTAGAAGGTTTTAAGGCTTATTTAAGTTATGTCGCTGGATATATTTCTTCTTTTGACGAGAAAAAAGCTATCGAAAATCTTGCAGCTAAATCTCCCAAAAAGAAATGGATGTGCGGCAGCGATGTGGCAGGCAAGTGGATATGCCCATCTAGACTTCCAGTAACTTTTTATGTCGGAGTAGATGATAATGATAAATTTATTAAATCTTCCTTCGATAAGGAATCTTTGATAAATGATCCCAAAGTAAAGCTTATAAATAAAAAAGAATACAAAGGATGCCCTTTTTGGCGCAAGGATGAGTTGACTTTTTGATTGACTTATTGCCTGTTGGAACCAATACTAGACTATGGAGTATACGGCTGTCCCGCTTTTTAAATCTCATTATAGTCTTGGCAAATCTATTTTAACGCTGTCCAAAGCAGGCTCTAGCGAAGTAGATGAACCAAGCTCTATAATAGATATTGCAAAAAAGCTAGAATTAAATAAAGTTTATCTTGTAGACGACTCTATTTCTGGTTTTCTAGAAGCTTATAAGTCTTGCGAAGATGCAAAGTTAGATTTGAGATTTGGCTTGCGTTTGACTGTATGCGATGACATAGATAATAAAACTGCTGAATCAAAAGATAAAGAGCACAAGATTATCGTATTCATTAGAAACGCTGAAGGCTATCAAAATCTAATTAAAATCTCTACTGTCGCAAGCACTAGGGGCTTTTATTATTATCCAAGAATAGATTGCAAAACTCTTAAGGAATTATGGAGCGAAAGCGGCCTTTGCATGGGTATTCCATTTTATGATTCTTATGTATTCAAGAATAATTTAACTTATGGGATTTGTATTCCTGACTTTAGTTTTTGCAACCCTATTTATTTTGTAGAAGATAATAATTTGCCATTCGACGGCATTCTTAAGTCTAAGATTGAAGAAATTACCAGTGATAAAGTAATGGTGGTCAATGCTCAATCTATTTATTACGAAAATAAAGAAGATTTTTTAGCGTATCTGACTTTCAGGTGCATCTCTGAACGGACTACTTTAAATAAGCCCAATCTAGAACACTGCTCTTCAAACGAATTTTGCGCTGAATCGTTCAAGGAAAAATATGGAAAATGAACTACTGAGATTTGACAAGTCTAAACGGCTTGTTTTTATAGACTGCGAAACGCTGAATCTTTGCCTTAACTTCTGCCAGAATCTTCCTTGGCAGATAGCAATGCTTGACACTGTTGGCGGCAAGAAGATCGACGAGCGCGATTTCTTGGTAAAATGGGATACCAATCTTAAAATATCAGAAGATGCCAGACGAATTACAAGATATCCAGAACAACTCATCCAAACAACTGGCAAGAAATTTGATGATGTGTTTGGTACTGTTAGGGATTGGCTTGATAATTCTGACTATATTGTTGGTCATAATATTCTTGGCTTCGATCTATACCTAATAAAAGAGATGTATTTGCTCAAAGGAATGCGAGCTAGTCATCTAGTTAATAAAATCCTTGATACTAATTGCTTGGCCAAAGGAATCAAATATGGTATTCCTAAGATGCCCAAAGAGTCTTTGATTGAGTATCAGTATAAATTATTGCATACCTACAAAAAAGGAATCAAAACAAATCTGACCGCTCTTGGCAAAGACTACAACATAGACCACGACTACGATAATCTTCACAACGCCATCATCGATCTAGAGCTAAACCTGAAGGTTTGGAACAAAATCAAATTCCAAGTTGAAATATGAACGACTTTAATTCTTTATTTTCTAATATTAAATTGCCGCTTTATGGCGTAAGACTTCCTGAGTTTAACATTGAAAGTCGCCTTAAAAAGCAATATGGCCTCAAAGAGGATTCTTCTAACTACGACTTCTTGATGCAAGTTTGTAGATCAAATTTTAAGAAGCTTAATATTCCAAAAGACGACTTTCCCAAGTACGCTGAAAGAGTAAAGTATG